TGCAATTCACAAAAGATGTTATTACTCTATGAGACAAGAGTTCAGAATGCTCCATAAAATATTTGCTACGTACTTACCCCCTATCTATCCGTATCAGGTTTATGGAGCAGACCAAATGATAAAAGCAACAGACTTTGATAGTCGAATAGATGTATTACCAATTGCGGATCCAAATACTTTTTCTGTTGCACAAAGAGTAACTTTAGCAAATGAGCAATTAAAGATTGCAATGTCTAATCCTCAAATGCATGACATTAGAGAAGCGTATAGAAGAGTGTATGAAGCGTTAGGTACACAAGCGATTGATAGTTTATTAAAACCAATTGAACAACCTATTCCAAAAGACCCTGCAATTGAAAATACGGATGCAATGAATTTAAAAGAATTAAAACCTTTTGCTACACAAGATCATGAAGCACACATGGAAGCTCATATGGCATTTATGAAATCAAGAATGGTACAAGTCAATCCACAGGTGTATGCAACTTTACAGGCACACATCTCAGAACATATTTCATTAAAGGCAAGCCAAGAAGTCGTTGAGGCTATGGCACAAGATCCACAGCTTGTTCAAATAGCAGAACAAGACCCTGAAGCGTGGACAGTGCAATTTAATGCCATGGTGGCAAAACGAGTGGGTGAATTAACAAACATTTTAGTTCAAGCAGAGTCTGGTGGTCAACAACAAGATCCGTTAGTAGCATTAAAATCTAGAGAACTAGATTTAAAAGCTATGGACTTACAACGTAAGTCTGAAGAGTTTGAAACAGAAGAACAAAGAAAACAAAATGAAATTATGGTCGATACTTCTATTGAGCAAGCTAAACTTGATCAACAAAGAATGGGTCAACAAGAAAGAATTAGAGTTGCAGAAGAGAAGTTAGATATTGCAAGAATGAAAGAAATGCAAAGAAGAAACTAATGTGGAACTGGATTAAAAAATTATTTTCACGTGAAACACAAAAACCTTTAGTGTTAAAAAAACAAGTTAAAATAGATTTATCTAAAACTACTAAAGGTGATAGAAAAAAACTTTACGCATCTGGAAAAATTACAGCAGATCAAGTCGAAAGAGGAAAATAATGCCACTAACTAAAAAAGGAAAGAAGATTAAAGCAGCGATGACCAAAGAATATGGTGCAAAGAAAGCTGAAAAAGTATTTTACGCTTCTAAAAACAAAGGAGTGATCAAAGGTGTCGAGAAAAAATCTAAAAAAAGGACTTAGCGGTGGAAAAAGATTTGGTCCACCCCCTAAAAAAGGCCCTAATCCGCAAGGTATCAAAATTAAACCTAGAAAAAAACCTAACAGCGTACGATAAATTATCAAGACAACAGAAAATTTTAGTTCTCGCTGGAATTTTTGATGGTGAAGGTAGCTTTGGAGTATGGTCTAGAGGTAAAAATAGAAAAAGATTACTGCAAGTTAAGGTCGATACTTGTGATGCAGACATGGTTGTACGTTTTCATGAAATGTTTGGAGGTATTTTTTGTGCTATAAACCCAAAATTAGAAAATAGAAAGAATTTATTTCGCTGGAAAATAACAGGGGAGAAGGCTTGGCAATCTATTTCAGAGATGATACCATACATGTGTCAAAGGAGAATAGAAAAATACAATGGCGTGGCTAAACTTATTAGGTATGGCAGTGAAGACGGGAGCTCACATATACAAAAACCGTCAAGAGTCAAAAATGTTAATGTCGGATGCACAAAGATTGCATGCCGAGAAGATGGCTCAGGGTCAAATAGAGTACCAAGGTAAATTATTAGAATCTCGTCAATCGGATTGGAAAGACGAATTTATTTTATTATTGCTCTCAGCCCCTATTGTACTACTTGCGTGGGCCGTGTTCTCTGATGACCCAACCGCTATGGACAAGATGCAATTATTTTTCCAATATTTTTCTGAATTACCGTTTTGGTATCAAACAATTTTTGTTGGTGTCATCGCATCAGTTTACGGATTAAAGGCTACGGACTTAATTAAAAAAAAATAAGTTGCAATTCCTATAATTTCTTCTATAAACCTGTAATATGCAAACATTAGATATCGAAACTATTCGAGAAATCAAAAGACTAATCGATAAAAAAATAAATCAAATAAGTGAACAAGTAATTTACGGTAGTATAGACAATTATGATAAATTACAGTATTGTAGGGGACAAATTAGTTCGCTTAACCAGCTAAAGGAGGATTTAAGTGAACTGCTCAGAGATGACAATGACAAAGACTGAAAAAAACATAGCGAGCAATGAAAATAATTTCATGGTTCCAAAAACACCAGAGGAAAAAGAAGAATATATAAATTCTTTACCTAAACCTACAGGTTATCGTTTACTAATCAGACCATTTGCAGGAGCACAAAAAACTAAAGGTGGAATACTTTTAGCAGATACAACTATTGAAACTATTCAAGCAACCACAGTTGTTGGTTTAGTTATTTCAATGGGTAATCTTTGCTATAGAGATAAAGAAAAATTTCCCCTTGGTCCGTGGTGCAAAGAAGGTCAGTTCGTGATGTACGGAAGATATGCAGGATCTCGTTTTAAAAATAAATGGGGTGAGCATAGAATCTTAAACGATGATGAAATTATTGGTGTAATCCAAAAACCAGAAGACATTGCTACACTTTATTAAGGAGAACAAATGATGGCACAAGAAGAAGTAAAACAATCTAAAAAAGACATCGACATTGATACCGATGACGTGACTCAAGAGGAATTAACCGTAGAGGTAAAAGAGTCTGCGAATAATGTCGAGACAAAAGAAAAACCCAATCTTGATTTTGGCGAAGTTGATTTAGGCTACACGGATCACGGAACTTCTGAAGAGAAGAAAGATGATAAACCTGAAATCAAAATAGAAGAAGATAAGGTAGATGATCTTAAAAAAGAATTAAAAGCTGAAGGTAAAGAAATTGAAGGTGAGAAAGATGAACTTGCTGACGATGAAAAAGATTTTCAAAGTCTTTACAAAAAATACAAACAGCAAAACAGAAGAATTGATAAATTAACTTTTAGAAGAGAAGAAGCAGAAAGACAAGCTAAGGCTGCTGAAGAATATGCTAGAGGGGTTCAGAAAAAATTACAAGATATCGAAAAAAGATATAATGTTGAATCTGATAATTATTTAAAAGAATTTGAAGCAAGAGTCGATTCTCAAAGAGAACAAGTTAAAAATAATTTAAAACTTGCTATCGAGAACAGCGATACCAATGCGATCATGGAAGCAAATGATCAATTGACTCAACTTGCTGTTCAAAAAGAAAAAGCAAAAATTAGAGCTGAAGAGAGAAAATATGCTATTGAATTAGCTGAAACTCAAAAGAAAGAAGAGGAAGAGAAAGTAAAATCTCAAGCTCAACAACAACCAACACCATCTGAAAAAGCTATGGAATTCAAAGAAAAACATAAGAAATGGTTTGGTTATGATAAAGATCCTGCTCTAACAGCATACGCTGTAGCATTAGATGGTCAGATAAGACAAGAGGGTATTGAAGTTGACTCTGATGAATACTATAATGAGATAGAGAAAAGGTTAAATCCTATTTTAACAGCTCAAGGTTTGAAAGAACCAGCGGAAGCTGTTGAAGCTAAGCAGAAAGCGAAACTTGTCCAGACTGTCGCTTCTGCTGGAAGAAAAGAAGTCGGACGCAAAACTGTGACACTCACCAAATCACAGGTAGCAATAGCTAAAAGATTAGGTGTGCCACTTGAAGAGTACGTTAAATATGTGAAGGAGGCTCAATAATATGAACGATACTATAAAAAGAACTTCACGCAACGCTGAGTCGAGAGAAGTTGAACAACGAAAAAAGACTTGGCAGTTACCGTCTAGTTTGGATGCCCCGAAAGCACCCAACGGTTTCGAGCACAGATGGATTAGAACCAATGTGCAAGGTTTTGAAGATGCGTCTAACGTGACTAAGAAACTTAGAGAAGGCTGGGAATTTGTGAAAGCGGAAGAAATAAAAAATGATCCCGATATTCATAAATATCCTCAGTTAACCGAAGGGAAGTATTCAGGATGCATAGGAATTGGAGGCCTTGTGTTGGCAAGGATACCGACAGAGATTTTAAGACAGCGATCTGAGTATTTCTCAAGACTTACAACAGATCAGTTAAAAGGAGTCGACAACGATCTTATGAAGGAACAACATCCGTCTATGCCTATCAATATTGATAGACAAAAACGGGTTACCTTTGGCGGTGGACGCAAAAATTAATCTTTTTGTTAATCCTACCTAAAGGTTGGCTAATATAAATTAAAAACAAAAACTAAGGAGTAATATACTATGGCAAACGTTGTAGAAAAGTTCGGTCTAAGACCGTACAGAAAACTTGATGGTACTCCCCTAGTTGGTGCTCAAAACAGATATACAATTGCTAGTTCTTATGCAACTGCGATTTTCCAAGGTGACCTGGTTATACCAGTAACTGGTGGAAACATCGAAAGACATACAGCTGGTAATTCAACTTCTGTTGTGGGTGTTTTTAACGGATGTTTTTATACAGATCCGACTACTCAAAAGCCGACTTTTAGCAACTATTATCCAGGCGGTGTTACTGCTTCGGACATTACAGCATTTGTAGTGGACGATCCAGACGCTGTTTTCTTAATGGATGCTGATGATACTTTTGCAAGAGCAGATTTGTTCCAAAACTATTCAGTTACAAACGCAACAGGGAATACTAAAACTGGAATCTCAGAAACTCAACTTGATGTTGGAGCTTCTGGAACTAACGTATCATTCGTGATTCAGGCAATTGACATTTCTCAAGACCCTAATAACAGTGACGTAAGTTCGGCTAATGCAAACATTTTAGTCAGAATTAACAAACACTTTTACCGTGATGGTACAGGTATCTAATAAGGAGAATAAATAATGGCTATATCACGACAACAGCTAGCTAAAGAGCTAGAGCCAGGTTTGAATGCCTTATTCGGCCTGGAGTACAGTAGATATGATAATCAGCATGCTGAAATCTTTACTACTGAATCATCTGACAGAGCTTTTGAAGAAGAAGTAATGTTAAGTGGTTTCGCTGGTGCACCAACTAAACAAGAAGGTGCTTCAGTTGTGTTCGATCAAGCTAACGAAGCTTACACAGCTAGATACACACACGAAACTATCGCTTTAGCATTCTCAATTACTGAAGAAGCTATTGAAGATAACCTATATGACAGACTTGCTCAAAGATACACAAGAGCTTTAGCGAGATCTATGTCAAACACTAAGCAAGTAAAAGCTGCACAAGTGCTTAACCAAGCACAATTCACTGCTGTAACAGGTGGTGACGGAGTACCTTTAATTGCGAACAATCACCCATTATCAAATGGTGGAACGTTCTCAAACGTACTTTCAACTGCAGCTGACCTTAACGAAACTTCATTAGAGCAAGCTCTAATTGATATTCAAGGTTTCGTTGATGAGAGAGGATTAAAAATCGCTCTTAACGGTAGAAAAATGATAATTCCAAAAGAATTACAATTTACTGCTGAAAGATTGATGAAATCAACTCTTAGAACAGGTACTGCTGACAATGACATCAACGCTATCAATAACATGGGAATGGTTCCTGAAGGTTACAGAGTTAACAACTTCTTAACTGACACTGACTCATTCTTCTTGTTAACGGATGTGCCTAATGGTCTTAAACACTTCGAAAGAAGTCCAATTAAGACTGCATTAGAAGGCGACTTCGATACAGGTAACGTTAGATTTAAAGCTAGAGAAAGATACTCTTTTGGATTCTCTGATCCAAGATGTATTTTTGGTAACGGAAACTTACCAACAAGCTAATAGGCAACTATTTTGGCCGTAAGGTCACTTAAAAGGGGCGGTGTTCACACTGCCCCTTTTTTTGTGTATAATAAAAAGACCTAGAAATTAAATTAATTTTGTAGACTGGCTAGGCAGACGGTATAGAGACTACAAAGTTTAACCGCTATACAAGGAGAAAATATTATGGCAACAACTAACTTTTCTGGTCCGATAACGGCTGGTCAAATAAGAAACACAACAGGAACTACGCTTGGTGAAAATATAAAAAACATTGGTCAAGTTTTAATGTCTCAATCAGTAAAGGTTGATATTACTGGTGCTTCACATTTAAATCAAGTTTGCGCAGTAATTCCAGCGAACTCACAAATAGTAGACGTTATTCTTAACGTAACTA